TGGTCAAACAGCATGGTCAAGACAGATTGCCTATGATGCTGACTGGGTTCTGGCACTTGGTCGAGGTACTAATAGCGATATTATTGAATGCGTATTTAGAAAGAATCGTAACGGTTTTATGGGAGAATTTTTAGTACAGGCTGATTTTGATAAGGGTTATTACAGATATAAGGATTATGAAGATAAGTCAGTATAATATGCGGTATGGAGATATATCAGCACAAGCCTATAAAAAGGTTTGGATTGGACGGGGTCATTAATGATGACTCTGCCATATATAGATTACAGCAAGAGTATATCAGGCTTCTTGTATCTGAGATGCGATTATCTGGCTATGCTCCAAGATTTGACATTAACCCACAATTTACACTATCATATAATGAAAAAAAGAATTACTTTGAATTTAAACTAAGCATATACGGAATATATATAGGGAGAAAAAAGACAGAATGGATACTAGGGATAGACGGCAACAAGCCAATTTATACACAGCAAGTCAGGTCAAAAGAGTACTCGCAGGATCTGGCGTAACTGTAGAAAAAGAAGCAGAGTCTGAGTATATAGTATTTTGTCCATTTCATTCTAATCACCGTACCCCTGCTGGCGAAATAAATAAGTTTACTGGATTATTCTTTTGTTTTTCTTGTGGAAAAACAGCAGACCTTATAGAGTTAGTAATGCATTTTTCAAACAGAACATATTTTGAATCTGTTAGATTTATTAAAAGCAAAGAAGTTGAAACAGATATAGTGTCTGACATAAATGGTAAACTAAAAGACCAAGAAGAGTGGTCTGAGTTTGATATTGGTATTGTTGAAAGATTGCATGAGCAGGCTTTGTCATCAGAGAGGGCAAAAGAATATTTTATTAAAAGAAAGATAACCAGAGAGTCAGTTGTTAAGTTTAAACTTGGTTATTCTGAAAATCAAGATATGATTTCTATACCAGTATATAACCACGAAGGTCTTTGTGTAGGATTTGTTGCAAGATCAGTTGAAGGCAAAGAGTTTAAGAATACAACAAAACTTCCTAAATCAAAATTATTATTTAACCTAAATAGGGTAAAGACAGCATCTAAGATCTACGTGGTTGAATCATCATTTGATGCCATTAGACTAGATCAGGTTGGTTTTCCAGCAGTAGCAACATTGGGTGCAAATGTGTCATCCAAACAAATAGATTTGCTTCAAAGATACTTTAGTGATATAATCATTATTGCTGATAACGATGAGGCAGGCGGTAACATGAAAGAAAAGATAATCGAAAGATTAGACGGAAATGTTACTGTGATTAACTTAGATAAACAATATAAAGATATAGGCGATATGGACGATATGTCAATAAAACAACTGGAATACCAGTTTGACAAATCAATACTGTCTATGCTAAACTAGAAAAGAACAAAGGAGAAAAACTATGAGCGTTATTAAGGGATTAAAAAATATCAATGCCCTGCTCGATAAGAAAACAGATGAAAGCGGACCTAAGGTTCGTTGGTTAAAGTTGGCTGATGGACAAGCAGTTAAGATTCGATTCATTGAAGAATTGGATGAAGATTCAGCAAACTATAATGAGGGTCGTGGACTTGCACTCGTTGTTAAGGAACATACAAACCCTAAAGATTATAAGCGTAAGGCTGTAGATACTCTCGACACAGAGGGCCGTGACTGGGCTGAAGAGATGTATCGTAAAGATCCAAAGGGTAATAGCGGATGGCGTGGTCGTCTTCGTTTTTACTGTAACGTACTAGTAGAAGATGGCATTGAGGAAAAGCCTTATGTTGCTATCTGGTCTATGGGCGTAAGCAAGCAGTCTTCATTCAATACAATTCGTGAGTATGCTCTAGAAACAGGAAGCATCTCAAACATTGTCTGGAAGTTAAAGCGTAATGGACAAGGAACTGAAACATCATATACCTTGATTCCTTCTGCTCCAGATAAGGAACCATTTAATTGGGAAGGCATTGAGCCATATCCTTTAGAGAAGGCGCTACGTCGTGTTCCATATGCTGAACAGGAAGCCTTCTACTTGGGGTTTGACTCTCCATCATCTACATCAGCGACGAATATCGACTGGTAGTAGATGAACTACGTACCACTACACTTACATACCCACTTTTCACTATTCGATGGTATTGGGTTGCCATCTGAATATGTTGAACGTGCTCAGAAGTTGGGTATGCCTGCAATAGCAATTACAGACCATGGCTCCCTTTCTGGCCACAGAGAAATGTATCGCATTGCAAAAGCAAGTGGTGTGAAGCCTATTCTTGGTATAGAAGGTTATATGTGTGAAGATCGCTTTGATCAACGAGATAAAAGCGAACGAACCGATCAATTAGATATGGTTTATAACCATATAATCCTTCTAGCCAAGAATAAGGTAGGCTTAGAAAATTTAAATAAGTTAAATGAAATTGCATGGACAGAGGGTTATTACAAAAAGCCAAGAATAGACTTTGAAATTCTTTCTAAATATAAGGAAGGAATTATAGTGTCTTCTGCGTGTCCAAGTGGAATTATTGCTAAATCTATTGAATTAGAAGAATTAGCAATGGCTAAAAAATATATTAGATGGTTTAAAGAACAATTTGGCGATGATTATTATCTTGAGGTTATGCCACATAATAATGAATCAATCAATAGAAATATTCTACTATTAGCAGATGAGTTTAATATTAAACCTATTGTTACTCCAGACTGTCACCATGTCGATTCGTCACAAAAAGAAATTCAGGAATTAAAATTAATTCTTAACACATACTCTAATAAAATTCAAAAAGATGCAACTTATGAAAAGTCTAAAAAGCAGGGCGACTTAATGAAACGTCTTGATTATTTATATGGTGCAGATAGACAAATGTCATTTAATAAATTTGATATTCATTTGCTATCATATGAAGAGATTAAAGATGCTATGGAAAAGCAAGCAATCTGGAGAACAGATATTTATGAAAATACTATTGAACTTGCTAATAAAATTGAAGATTATGACATTAAAGATAATCTAAATTTATTACCTGTTCAATACAAAGATCCAGACAAACAATTAAGAGATTTGGCTTTGGCTGGTCTTGCAGAAAAAGGTCTTGATAAGAACCAAAAGTATATTGATAGATTAGACGAAGAATTAAAGGTCATTAATGATAAAAAATTTGGTCCATACTTTCTTGTCGTTCAGAGCATGATTAGTTGGGCAAAAAAAGAAGGAATTATGGTTGGGCCAGGTCGTGGTTCATCTGCTGGTTCTTTATTATGCTATACACTTGGAATTACTGATATTGATCCATTAGAGCATGGTCTTTTGTTTTTCAGATTTATTAATCCAGAGCGTAATGACTTTCCAGATATTGATACAGATATTCAGGACTCTCGTCGTGATGAAGTTAAAGATTATCTTGTTAGACAATATAAACATGTTGCGTCTATTGCTACATTTTTAGAATTTAAGGATAAAGGTGTTGTAAGAGATGTTGCTCGTGCATTAAACATACCATTGACAGATGTTAATAAGGTATTGAAGTTAGTGGACACTTGGGATGAGTACTGTGCTTCAAAAACAACTGCATGGTTTAGAGAGAAATATCCAGAGGTAGAACAATATGGAGAACAATTACGTGGTCGTATTAGAGGTACTGGCATACACGCTGCTGGCGTTGTCACTAGTAAAAATCCTATTTTTAGGTACGCACCGTTGGAGACACGCAATTCTCCTGGTAGTGATGATCGTATTCCTGTTGTGGCGGTGGATATGGAAGAGGCTGAAAAAATTGGCCTTATCAAAATCGATGCACTTGGGCTTAAAACATTAAGTGTTATTAATGATACATTAAAGATTATCAAAGAAAGAGAAGGCACTGATATTGATCTGTTAAAAATTGATATGACAGATCCTAAGGTTTACCAAATGCTTTCTGACGGGTACACAAAGGGCGTTTTCCAGTGTGAAGCAACACCATATACAAACCTTCTTGTAAAAATGGGTGTAAAAAATCTAGCAGAATTATCTGCCTCGAATGCTTTGGTTCGTCCAGGTGCAATGAATACAATTGGAAAAGATTATATTGAGCGTAAACATGGACGGCAAGCAGTAAATTATTTACATCAAACCATGAAACCATTCACAGAAGAAACATATGGGTGTATCCTATATCAAGAGCAAGTTATGCAGGCTTGCGTAGAACTTGGAGGAATGTCGTGGTCTGAGGCCGATAAGGTTCGCAAGATCATTGGTAAAAAGAAAGATGCTAGAGAGTTTGATGCGTTTCGTGATCGTTTCGTTGACGGTGCTTCTAAGTTTATTAGTCCTAATCAGGCTCGTGATTTATGGCATGACTTTGAGGCGCACGCTGGCTATTCGTTCAACAAGTCTCATGCGGTTGCTTACTCTACGCTCTCGTATTGGACGGCATGGCTAAAGCACTATTATCCAATTGAGTTTATGTACTCGTTGTTAAAAAATGAAAAGGACAAAGATGCGAGAACTGAATATCTTATTGAAGCGAAGAGAATGGGTATTAGCATTAAACTACCTCATATTAACGATTCGGATATTGATTTTAAAATTGAGGGTAAAGGTATTCGGTTTGGATTGTCGGGGATCAAGTTTATCTCTGATAAGATTGCAGAACGATATATATCGGCACGACCTTTTAAGTCTTTTGAGGAAGTTAAAGAGTTTACATTCACGAAGGGTAATGGAGTAAATAGCAGAGCACTAGAAGCACTAAGAATTATTGGTGCAGCAACATTCCCAGATAATCCTAGAAATGATGATGAGTTAAGAGAAAACCTTTACGAATATTTAGGTTTGCCAGAGTTCACACAAACAGTTCCGTCTCACTATCATGCGTTCATTAATCCCGTAGAAGACTTTGAGGAAAAGGGTTCATTTGTTTTGATGGGTATGGTAAAAGGAATTAAGCGTGGTAAGGGATGGTCTCGTGTTGAGATATTGGATAAGACTGGAAGCATTGGAGTATTTGATGAAGAGCAAACAACGATTGAGGCTGGACGAAGTTATATTGCACTCTGTTCTGATAACAGAATTGTTAGTGCTGTTCCTGTGGACGAGATAAAGGGATCAGATTCTGCGCTAATTAAGTTTTTAAATTATCGTATGTTACCTTATAAGGATGACGAATTATTTGTGGTATCATTTAAACCAAGAATAACGAAAGCAGGGAAAAAGATGGCATCTCTGACTCTAGCAGATACTTCTAGAGAACTTCATTCAGTTACAGTATTTCCTACTGCCTTTGCAAAAGCATATATGAAAATTGAAGAAGGTCATGCCTATAAATTTGATTTAGGTAAAACAAAAGAAGGAACTGTAATATTGGAGGATATTAAAAATGGATAAAGTTATTGTATATACAAACCCTAATTGCGTTCAGTGTGATCAAACCAAGAAGTTTTTAGACAAGGAATCCATTGAGTACGAGGTAAAAGATTTAAGTGAAAACAAAGACGATCTTGTTAGATTTATCAATATGGGGTTTAAGTCTGCCCCAATAGTTGAGACAGAAGACGATATTTGGTCTGGTTTTAAATTAGATAATTTAAAAAGTTTAGCAGCAAGGAGATCTCAATGACAGTTTCGTTAGAAGATGTATTAGCACAACTTAATCCAAAATTAAGAAAAAGCATATTAGTTGGAGATGCAGTACCAGCAACAGAGTATGCAAAAACTCCAAGTTTTGGACTTAATCGTGCACTAAATGGTGGATTACCCTACGGAAGACAGGTTTTAATCTGGGGCTCTAAGTCTTCCGCTAAATCTTCTTTGTGTTTACAGATAATTGCAGAGGCACAAAAAGAAGGAAAAATTTGTGCATGGATTGATGCAGAAATGTCATATGATAAGTCGTGGGCCGAAAAATTAGGTGTAGATACAACAAAACTTATAGTCTCTCAGGCAAGAACAATTAATGAGATGGTGGATGTTGGTGTACAACTTATGGAGGCTGGAGTAGATATTATTGTTGTAGATAGTATTACATCTTTGCTTCCAGCAATTTATTTTGAAAAAGATTCTGATGAATTAAAGGCTTTAGAAAATACAAAGCAGATAGGTGCAGAGTCTCGTGACTTTAGTAATGCATGGAAGATGATTAACTATGCTAATAATAAAGTAAAGCCTACACTATTTATTTTAATTTCTCAATCAAGAAACAATATTAATGCAATGTATACCAGTCAGCAGCCAACTGGTGGACAGGCTACAAAGTTTTACTCATCTACTGTTGTAAAATTATTTTCATCTGAATCAGATAATCAAGCACTGAAGGGAAAAATACATGTTGGCGACAAGGCTATTGAAGAAAAGATTGGTAGAAAAGTCAGATGGGAATTACAGTTTTCAAAAACTTCTCCTGCTTTTCAGTCTGGCGAGTATGATTTCTATTTTAGAGGTGATAATCTTGGTGTGGATAGTGTGGGAGATCTCGTCGATACTGCTGAGTTAATGGGTATTGTAGAACGCACAGGTGCGTGGTACATACTTCCAGACGGATCAAAGGTTCAGGGAAGAGAAGCATTTGTTAATAGAGTAAGAGAGGATCTTGATCTACAGGATATGATTAAGAATAAAATTAGTGGATAGATATACTATTTACGAAGGTAAATTTCCTTGTAAGGTTTGTAAAAAAGAAGTAAAAACAATTAGATTTTATAGGGATACTGGCATGGCAACATGGATGTGTTCAGAAAAACATTTATCTGAGGTTCAGTTGTGTAAAGTTGGATATAAGAAACCAAAAAAATATGAGTGAAAAAAGCGAGAGTAAAAGAATAAACGCAAAACAACATAAGAATTCTGGTAGAAATACCAAGAAGGGCGATGCAACCTGGCATAATTTTACAATAGACTTTAAGGAAGTTGGCAAATCTTTTACTATCAATCAAGATGTTTGGTCTAAGGCTACAACGGATGCTATTAAAAATAATAGTGACCCAGCAATTATTGTGGTAATTGGCGAAGGAAACAAGAAGGTAAGACTTGCTATAATAGAGTTAGAACTACTAGAACAGATGGTGAATAATGGAACAGAATAATACAACACTTGAAATGGTTAATGGTTTGTCAGAAATTGCTGAATACATGAATGATGAAGAATTAACCACAGCACTAACATTTATTGCTAAGATTATAATTAAGCCAGATATCCCAATGAACGTTGCTACTGTAGAGATAGTTAGGCTTCAGGCTATTGCAGCAAAGATGGCCTTAAGGGCTACTTGGATGGCTAACGTTGATAAGTCTAATAGAGGTCAAAAGAATCTTTACTATACAGCAGCAGAATCTATTAATAATCTTGTGTCTGCTTTGAAATACATAACAAGATGAAATCTGATATAATTAACTTAAACAAAGGATAAAAATGGCAAAAAATTTATTAAAGCAGGTAATGGTAAAAAGTTCTGAAACTAACAAAAATGTTTCTACAGAAGACACAAGTTTTGCAGACGGACTAATTGAAAAGATTCAATCTGGCTATATGACAAAAACAAAGCCTAGATTTACAAAGAAAACAAACTTTTCTGCATCAGCACTGACATACGGTGCTGGCGAGTGTCCAAGGTATTGGTTCTTGGCTTTTGATGGTCAGGTTCATTATGACAATTCAGACGCCTATGGAGTAGCCAATAGAACAAACGGAACTCTAGGACATGAAAGAATTCAAGAGGCAATCAAAGATGCTGGTTTATTGGCAGAGGATATGGAGATGGATCCGCTTCCAAGAAAATATAATAAACAAACTCACCCAGCAATGGAGTTTAGAGTAAAAACAGAAGACCCACCATTAGATGGTTACGGGGATGTTATGCTTCAACTAAACAACGAAAGAGTTGTTGGAGAAATCAAGACAATGCCTAATGAAGGTTTTGAATACAAGAAGGCAAGCAGAAAACCAAAATTAGCACACTTAATGCAATTATTAATTTATATGAAGGTATGGAAAATTGGCAAGGGGGTAGTTATTTATGAAAATAAAAATAATCATGAACTATTAACTTTGCCTGTAGTAGTAAACGATCATTACCGTCGGTGGGTAGACCAGGCATTTGATTGGATGAGAGAAGTATATTCGAGTTGGAAGAAACAGGAGTTACCACAAAAACCCTATAGATCTAACTCTAGAATATGCAAGGTTTGTCCTATTCAAAAAGCATGTGCCGAAGCAGAGACAGGGGTAGTTAAACTTAAACCTCTGGAGTTGCTGGAAGATGAAAAGTTGTAATTGGTGCGATGTAATATTTGAGTCTGATATCTCATATCAAATTTATTGTTCTCCAGAATGCAGAGATGCTGCAACTAAAGAGAAAATAGCAGAAAGATATATAAGGACTAGAAGACAAAAAAGAAAAGGTAAGAATCGTACATGTAAACAATGTGGAGATAAACTTTCTATATATAATGACGAACCATTATGTAATAAGTGTAGCATTAATCCAAATGATGTAAAAAAAGCACTAAAGCAAATTAAGGGGATGGCAAATGATAAGCCAAAAAAGTGAGCCTAAGGTAATATGCGCTATTGACGCTAGTACCAATAGCCTTGCATTTGCTTTGTTTGATGTTAAGCAACAAAATCTTGGGATCGTTGGCAAAATTAAATTTGAGGGTAATGATATTTATGAAAAAGTAATGGATGCTGGTAAAAAAACAAAAGCATTCTTTGATTATTATGGTGGGTTTGAGGCAATAGTAATTGAACACACCGTATTTATGAATAGCCCTAAAACTGCTGCTGATCTTGCATTAGTCCAAGGAGCAATTTTAGGTGCTGCAGGTCAAGCAGGAACTATGGTAATTGGTAAAGTTTCTCCAATAACATGGCAAAATTATATTGGAAATAAAAGATTGTCTAAAGATGAGCAACTTGCAATCAGAGCACAGCATCCCAATAAGTCACTTTCTTGGTATAAAACTTATGAGCGTAATTTTAGAAAAGAAAGAACTATAAAATTAATTAATATTATTTATGATAGATCTGTAAACGATAATGATGTTGCAGACGCTTGTGGTATAGGTCACTGGGCTATAAATAATTGGGAGAAGGCTATATGAATAACTGGGACTTACAAAATGATGTAATGTTAGAGCATCTTATTTTACAAGGAGCAGTAGAGATGAGCGGTATTGACAGCGAGAGTGGGGAAATGCTATACTCTATTACGGACAAACTTCAATCAGTTCATCCAAAAATGTATGCTTCAATGAAAAAAGATTTTGAAGAACACATGTTTGAACTTATAGATCAAGGTCCGAAGATAATGCAGTGGAGGCTAAGATAATGAAATTTTATACAAACGAGTCGTGGCTTCGTAAAAGGTATGCTGTTGATAAGAAGTCTCCTAAAGAAATTGCAGAAGAGTGTGGCGTTACAATAGAAACTATATATGTTTATCTTGCTAAATTTGGATTAAGGAAGTCAAAAAGATGAGAAGTGAACAAGAAGATTTTGTTATAGATATTTTGGGTAAAAAAACAAATGGCTATTATGTAGAGTTAGGAGCGTTTCATTCAACGGATGGAAGCAACACATATAATTTAGAAACAGAATATGACTGGAAGGGTGTTTCTTTTGAAATAAAGCCAGAATGGCATAAAGAAATAACTGCTAATAGAAAAAATGAATGCGTCCTAGGAGATGCAACTAAGTTTAATTATATTAAATACTTTGAAGAAAATAATTTTCCTAAACAGATTGATTATTTACAAGTAGATATAGATGGCGGATACGATTATGCAGGAAGAGCAGTAGGAAATCCAGACCTATCTTTGCTCGGATTAATTGCATTGCCATTAAATACATATCGTTTTTCTGTAATTACGTTTGAGCATGATGCTAATATTGAATATAAAAATATTGCAATGCGTGATGCACAAAGAGAAATATTAGATGCTTTAGGTTATTCATTAGTTAGAAGATTACACCATGAAGATTGGTGGGTTGATCCAGAAGTAATTCCATACCCAGTTTATAAGAACTATTTTAGAATGGAGTCTTTATGAGTCTAAAACCAGTTTTTCCAGATGTCAAGCAATTTAGTTGTCAGGATTTATATTTACTAACTGTTGGAACCTCTGCTGGCAAGGAGATATATGAGGCATGTCATGAAATTGCACATATGCTGATTAATAAAAATATATCTTATGGGAATTCTGCCTTAGAGCCTATTCGTGTTTTTAGCAAGGCAGACGCAAGAGAACAATTACACGTTAGAATTGATGACAAACTAAGCAGAATTATGCGTGGAACTGAATATGTTGGAGACAACGATATTGATGATTTGATTGGATATTTAGTTTTATTAAAAATTGCTAAACTAAAACAAAATTATGATCGTGAGGAGTACGGCCTTGTCGACTGAAGAAGAATTAATTAAGCATCTTGATGAAATAAATAATGTTGTAGGAGAATATCTAAAGGGTAGTGATCCAACTAAAATTTCAAAAGATCTTGCTATACCACGTACACGTGTAGTTCAGCATATTAATGAGTGGAAGGTTATGGCTTCTGCTAATGATGCTATTCGTGCTCGTGCCAAAGAAGCATTGGCAGTAGCAGATACACATTACAATAAACTAATTACAAAGTCATACGAAGTTATTGATGAGGCTACTCTAACTAATAATTTAGGAGCAAAGACTCAGGCTATCAAGTTAGTTATGGACATTGAGTCTAAAAGAATTGACATGCTTCAAAAGGCAGGGCTATTAGAAAATAAAGAACTTGCAGAAGAGATGCTTCAGATAGAAAAGAAGCAGGAGGTTTTGATGTCTATTCTTAGAGATATAGCATCTGAGTATCCTCAAATTCGTGACGAAATTATGCGTAGGCTGTCGGATGTTGCCAAAAAGGATGAAGTGATTACAATTGTCCATGATGTTTGATGATTTTCTTGAAGCCCTTGCCGATAATCATTTTGAGGAAACTCCAGTTGATGCTAAAACATTTGTAGAGTCTCCAGATTATTTGGGGCAGCCAGGATTATCTGATATTCAATATGATATTGTTGAAGCAATGAGTCAGATATATAGAAAAGAAGATCTTCAAAATATTATGGGTGAAGAAGAAGGTGCTAGATACTTTGAAAAATATACTAAGAATGAAATTATCCTCCAACTTGGCAAGGGTAGCGGAAAAGATTTTACTTCTACTGTTGCTTGTGCTTACATTGTGTATAAGTTATTATGCCTTAAGGACCCAGCCAGATATTTCGGTAAACCCTCTGGGGATGCCATAGACCTAATTAACGTGGCTATTAACGCACAGCAGGCTAAGAATGTTTTCTTTAAAGGCTTTAAGTCAAAGATCGAAAGGTCACCGTGGTTTGCTGGCAAATATGAAGCAAAGGTAGACTCAATTACGTTTGATAAATCAATTACTGTTTATTCTGGACACTCAGAGCGTGAGTCTCATGAAGGTTTAAATCTTTTACTTGCAGTTCTTGATGAGATTTCTGGTTTTGCTACTGAGGTTGGAACTGGTAATGAACAAGGAAAAACTGCTGACAATATATATAAAGCATTTCGTGGATCAGTAGACTCTCGTTTCCCAGATCTTGGCAAGGTGGTTCTGCTTTCATTCCCACGCTATAACGGTGACTTTATTTCTGAGCGGTATGAAGCAGTAATTGCTGATAAAGAAGTAATAACAAAGAGTCATAGATTTATAATTAACCCATTATTGCCTGAAGATGACAAAGATAATTGGTTTGAAATTACATGGGATGAAGACCACATAAAGTCTTATAAATATCCTGGCGTTTTTGGTTTAAAAAGACCTACATGGGAAGTAAACCCTACAAGAAAGATTGATGACTTTAAGATTGCCTTTATGACAGATCTTGTAGA